ACGGCAGATGCTCCGCACGGTCAAGGTTTACGGGCACTTGGCAGAGCACTGCGGTCAAAGCGTGTTTGAGGCATTGGTGCGTGTGCCTGCCGATGCGATCAAGTTTCTGTTGTGTAATTTTCCCGAGCTACGCAGCTTAATGCGGGACGGTTACTACAAGGTGGCTGTTGGAAAGTTTGATTTACAGCTCGCGGACCATCCTGAGCAGCTGCATTATCCAATGGCGGCGGATGAAGTAGTGAAGATCATTCCTGTTGTTTCTGGCGCAGGTGGCGGTGGTGTTGGTCGGTTCTTGTTGGGCGCTGCATTGATTACTGCTGCGGTTGTTCTTGCTCCAACAGGAGGAGGAGGCTTTTTCGGAGCTACTGGCACCGGCTTCTTAGGTGCAGGAGCTTCTGTCGCAGTAGGCAATTTGGGTCTTGCGTTAACTCTTGGCGGCATTGCACAGATGATTACGCCTGTGCCGCAGCAGCCTGATGTCGGCGAAGGGCAAGGTGGTTTTGCTTTTTCTGGTCCGCAGAACACTAGTCAGGAAGGCATTCCTGTTCCTGTTGTTTACGGCGAGATGATCGTTGGTAGCGTGGTCTTAAGCACCAAGCTTGTCGCAGAGCTAGTACCGAACGAGTAAAAATGCCAAAGGACGATCTAAATTCCAGGCAGTTAGCTCAGATCGTCGATCTGCTGTGTGAAGGGGAGATTGAGGGCTTCCCAAACGCCAAGCACCCAGACGGCGTAAAAATCAGTCACGGCCTAGTTCCAGATCAGTACGCGATTGGTGCTCTTAAGGATGTGTTCTTTAACAACACACCTGTCTTAGGGCCTGACGCACCTGTTTTGAATAACAGCAAGATCACCGACCCAGACATCCAGCAACATCTAAATTTTGATGTTGACAGAGCTGAGTTTCAAGTTGAGCTTGGTTCGCAGGATCAACCGCCACTTACTAAGTTTCCTGGCTCAACTAGTAGCAGCACCACTCAGGTCAACACTGAAGTTCCCAAAGGGAGCGTACCCGCAAAGACCGATCATCAAAGGTTTTTTGAAAGTGACGGCACTCCGGTGGTTAGATCTATAAGTGATGCGGATGTTGACCAAGTAAATATTGTCGTAGGCGTTCCAGCTCTTACAAGAGTCAAAGATAACGGCACCGTCAAAGGAACTGGCGTGCGCTACAAAATACAAATCCAGTACAACGGTGACTCTGGTTTTGTAAACGTACCCATCTCAGGCAGTACAGACGAGGTTGACAATGAAGGCGACTTGGGCGACGGTAATTTTCAAATTGACGGTTATACCCCAGATCTATTTCAACGCACTCATACTATTACTCTTGCCACCAAAACAACAAATTCTGACGGAAACATTGTAAACAATACAGCAAAATACCCAGTCAACATTCGGGTTATTAGGACTTCGCAGGAAGTTCGAGGCGATGAAGATACTATTCAAGACACTCTTATTTGGTACAGTTTTGATCAGCTTATTACAGACAAGTTGCGTTACCCAAATAGCGCAGTTTTTGGTTTTCAGTTTGATGCACAGCAGTTTCCAAGTATCCCTAAGAGAACATTTAGAGTCAGAGGTTTAAAAATACGCATTCCTCACAATGCAAGCGTTAGAGGAGACGGTTCTCTCGAATATGCCGGAACTTTTAACGGCACATTTAAGGCAGCGCGAGAGTGGTGTAACGATCCTGCATGGATCCTCTACGACCTGTTGACTAACACGAGATATGGCCTTGGCGCGTATATCCTGACGCCTGCAGAGCGCAAAGAGGCTGAGGCGAATGCTGGCGATAAGTTTGAGGGCACAACGGACGTAGCAGCCAACCTTGATGTTTACAGTTTTCAGCAGGCCAGTGCATATTGTTCAGGCAGGGTCAGCAATAACGCTGGTGGCACGGAAGCTCGATTTAGCTGCAATGTTGCAATTACGTCACAGCAAGATGCTTACAAGCTAGTCCAACAACTGTGCTCTGTGTTTAGAGCGATGCCGTTCTGGGAGGCTGGAACGTCCACAGCAGGGACAGGCGGAATCTCGCTAGCGCATGACCGCCCTGAAGACTTTGTCTACATCTTTAACCAATCAAACGTTACGCAAGAGGGTTTTAGCTATTCAGGTTCAAGCATGAAGGGCCGCCCAACTTGTGTTTCGGTCAGGTACTTCGACATGGAAGCTCGTGACTTCCGTCAAGAGCTTGTCGAACTGAATAGTCAATTCATTGATTCAACAGATCCCAACGTCGATTTTCTTGACAAATACGGTTACAACAAACAAGAGATTGACGCTTTTGCCTGCACTAGCAAGTCACAGGCGTATCGCTTGGGCAAGTGGTTTCTTTATACAAGTCACCGAGAGACAGAGGTCTGCAGTTTCTCAACTGACATTGCTGCTGGCATTATTGTTCGTCCTGGCGACTACATCAAAATTAGTGATCCTGTTCGCACAGGACGTGTTGTTGCTGGTCGCGTTACGTCTGGATCAACACTGACGCAGATCAAGCTAGATCGAAGCGACACCGAAATGTTTGGAGAAAATTCACCGTCAGATTTTAACTTTCACACTATTGACACTGACGGCAAGTACACCCAGGTCGGTGACTCAACCATTGTGGGCAACACTGTCACGCTTGGAACGGCATTGAATGCACTTCCCAGTCCCAGAAAAGTACCTGCTGCTGGAGCGCCATTCCAAATTGGCTACTCAGACGTCATTTTGACGCAATGGCGCGTACTTAGTGTTGAGGAAGGAGATGGCGTATACAACATTGCAGCAGCAGCGCATGTCCGCGAAAAATACAACATCATTGAAGATGAAAGCTACGTCTTCCCACCCCGCTCGTACACACAGCTTGCAGCAACACCAGACCCCGTCACAAACTTGCGACTTGAAGAAGTTTTGTACGAGGAAGGCGATAAAACGCTGCAGCGAATTACAGTCAACTGGCAACAGTCAATTCGCGCAAATTACTATGAAGTTGAATATAGGTTTGAAGCTGACAATCCAATTAAAGTCATTGTTCAAAGCACAGGCTACGACATTTTAAATTCCGAGATAGGCACTTACAATGTGAAAGTTCGCGCTGTTGGTTATGACCTTGACGATGCACGGACTGGAGACCGACATAAATATAGCAGTGCAGCTTCTGCAAGAATTACCGCCGTCGGCAGAACACTTCCGCCTTCAAACATTGCAAGTTTAAACATTACCCCAATTGATCAGCACAATGCTGAGCTGCATTGGCCGGAGTCCACTGACCTCGACGTAAAGATTGGCGGAGCTATTGAAATTCGGCACAATCCGCGCACTAGCGGTGAGATTAAATGGAGTGAAAGCGAAAAAATTGTTCCAGCGGTCAATGGCAGTACAACGCGCAAGATCGTTCCACTTAAGGATGGCCATTACTTGGTGCGGGCAAAGAACTCAAACAATCTTTATGCACCACTGGTAGGTATTCCGTCGGTCAAGGTTGAGCTACCTGAGCCACAAGACCTTGAGGTTGTTCAGACTTTTACCGAAAGCCCTAATTTCACCGGAACGCTTTCACAGTCGTTTAACAGCGTTGATGAGGGCGGCATCACCCTAGTAGCTGACGGCAAGATCGACGAAATTACTGATTTTGACAGTGTTACCAACATCGACTTTTTTGGTGATGTGGTGTCGGTGGGTAGCTACATCTTCGCCAATACGCTCGACATGGGTGCTGTCTACGACGTAGAGCTGCTAGCCAACTTGCAGATGAAGTCGATCAACCCAGATGATTTCTGGGACTCACGTTCCAACAACATCGATACTTGGGACGACATCGACGCCGATGACTTATCAGAAACCAACGCTGAGCTGTATTCACGTTCAACCAATGATGATCCAGGTGGCTCTCCTACTTACGGGACTTGGGAGCCGTTTGCTAATTCAACCAAGCGTGGGCGTGGCTTTCAGTTCAAGGTCGAAATGGAAACAGGCAATGACTCACAGGATCCTGTAGTTCAAACCTTAGGAGTGACGGTCAGCCTGCAGCGCCGGACTGAGCAGCAGCGCAATATCAGCAGCGGCACTGGGGCCAAAGCAATCACATTCCCGTCTGCGTTCTACAGCACTCCAAGCATCACAATTACAGCCACCAACATGGCAACCGGTGACTTCTTCGAGTTGAGCAGCGTAAGCAGGACTGGTTTTACCATTACTTTTAAAGCGTCTGGCGGTAGCATTGTGGACAGGACATTTGATTATCAAGCCGTTGGCCACGGCAAGGAGATCACCTGATGGCACAGGCAACTGACTATTCGCTCGCAAACCAATCAGGCGCGAATTTCCGCACCGAGCTGAACTCGATCCTTGGCGCAGTTCAGACGCTGAACAGTGGATCAACAGCACCGAGCAACTTGGTTGCTCACATGGTGTTTTTGGACACCAGCACCACACCGGCAACGCTGAAGATCCGTAATGCCGCCAATGACGGGTTCATCACCCTTGGAACGGCAGCAACCAACTTTGGCCTGGCTGGCTTGTCTGGTGCAACGTTTACGGGTGACATCACGCTGAACGCGCAATCTGACGTGCGTTTTGCTGATTCGGACAGCAGCAACTACATCGCGCTCCAGGCTCCTGCCACTGTCTCCAGCAATGTCACGTTTACCCTGCCTGCTGCTGATGGAACGGCAAACCAGGCGCTGAAGACTGACGCAAGCGGCAACCTTGGCTTCGCTTCTTTCCTGCTTGCGACTGAGACCACAAATGGTCAGGTGGTTACGGGTGGTGTGCGTGGAGCGATTACAACGCTGACCGATGCGTCAACCATTGCGATTGACATGGATGACAACAACAACTTCAAGGTGACACTGGGCGGAAACAGGACATTAGGTAACCCGACAAACGTTGTTGAAGGTCAAACCGGATTTATTGAGGTGATTCAGGACGGCACCGGGAGCAGAACATTGAGTTTTTCGTCGAATTATCGCTTTGTTGGAGGCAGTGCGCCGACGCTAACAACCACAGCTAGTGCAAAAGATGTGCTGGCGTATGCGGTACTCTCTGACGAGAAGATTATGATCACAGCACACCTGGATGTTAAGGCTGCTTCCTGATGACAGTTCCCGGTAATCTTTCTTCCCCGCTGCTGGCAACTGCTGCTGAAGCCGCTGCTGCTGGAGTAGCAACTAAATCACTGCGTTTCAACACAGGTGATTCCAGTTTTCTTAGCCGTACCCCATCATCTGCTGGCAACCGTCGCACCTGGACTTGGGCTGCGTGGGTAAAAAGAAACAAGATTGATACTGGAAACAACCAAGAACATGCTTTATTTGTAACTTCAGACTCTGGTGGCAACTCTGATTATGTCACTCTTTACTTCAATGACAGTGGTTATATAAACACTACCGCATTTCAAAGTGGCAGCACACAGTGGAGCCTAAAAACTGCTCAAGTTTTCCGCGATGTTGGAGCGTGGATGCATATCGTATGGGCGGTAGATCTTAGCCAGTCTACAGCTTCAAACAGGGTTAAATTGTATTGCAACGGGTCTCAAATAACAGACTTTATTACAGAAACATATCCTTCATCGGCGTTTGATACGCGGATGAACTCTACAAA